CTCTTACAGCAATAGCTAACTGTACGGGGTTACACAACAGATTAACCGCCACAATTAAATACCGCAGAACCCGACTATTGTGTAAGAAAGGCGATGCAAACTGAAATGGAGTTATTTAATTAACCTTTCTTTTTGCGACGCCCTAAAACGGTCAATTCTGCAAAATAACGGTACTTCCTTTCAGTGAATAAAAAATCTGATCGGAGGTACTTTTTTATGAAGTTACGGAAAACACCAATCTCGCAGAGAATGACGTACACCTATTTTCATCCTAATGGTGACAAGGTCATCGTGGGAGAAGGGAAAATGACAACAATTTACGCATCTGGTGATGTCTTTGTTCAGATTGATGATTCAATCACGGAAATCACAATCAAACAACTTCATCAAATGGATGATGCTGAAGTTAGAGCAGACCTTAAGTACATCAACTGCGAAGACAACCAAGAACGACAAGCACGCATCGCCAATAAGAAAAAGTGGGCAGCAGAACATCCAGACGAGCAAAATCCTTATGACAAACCCAAGAGAATCATCAATCTTGATGCTTTTGGCGATGACGAGAAACCTCAAGAAGACAAGAACAAATTGTTATATGAAGCTTCTTTACTAGCCCACGATGAAGATGTTGATTATTACGAAGACAAGTTTGAACTGATCCGAAATTATGTTGATACCTTACCCAAATCAATGCAAGAGATATTTGATCTTATCTATATACAAGAATTAACGCAAGCAGAAGTATGCGTGAAGCTTGGACTCTCCAAAAGCACTGTGTCGGAACGTGTAAAAACACTCGAAAACAAAATTAAAAAACATTTTTCAGAAAAACCCGAACTTTAGGTCAAAAAGTGCGGACTTAGATATAGAAGGCAATGAGCCCTTCTAGAAAGAGGTTAAACCATGAAAGAGAAAAGGCACAAGGTTCGCATCAACTTGGTAGACCAAGACGATGTGAGCAACAACGTAATTGAGTCAGTGGTCGAGCACTTTCCGAAAAAACTGTTCAATAAGTTATTCGGTAAGAAAAGAGGCGTCTTGATCATTGCTCCAAGTGATTCTGTAACAGGAATCGAAATCCATGAAAGTGCAGGTGAGAAAAATGCTGTCACCAAAAACTCATAGTAGAAAGTACAGCCCTAGTAAAAGTAGTACTTGGTTGAACTGTCCACTTAGCACCTTGCTGAATGATGGATCAAGCCAGGAGACGAATCCACAAGCTGAATTTGGGACACAGTGTCATGAACTGGGAGCGGCACTCATCAGTAAGTCACTTGACTTGGCTAATTATGATGACGAGGTCAAATCAATCCAAGATGTCATCAAAGAGCTGGACATGTATTCAGAAGAAATGCAAGAAATCGCTGATGGGTATGCAGATTTTGTCATCCAAGCGATTGAGTTTGAGAGAAAGCGATCTGATGATGAACCACTCATCGTTATTGAGCAACACCTAGACATGGATTTTGATGAAGATGCTGGTGGCACGTTAGATTGCGGCATGATCTCATCTGTGGATGGCGGTACACTCACTGTTATTGACTTAAAGACCGGACGTGGTCCCGTGTATACGTTTGATAACGAAACTGGTCAGTTCAATTCGCAACTTGGTATCTATGCTCTCTATTTCTATAAGGCTTTTAAGGATATCTACCCAGTGAAAAAGGTAAGACTTGTCATCTACCAACCAGTGATTAACAACACAAACGAGTATGAAATGCCGATTGAGAAGCTACTAGAGTTTGAAACCAACGTATTGATTCCAGCTGTTGAAAGAACAAAGGTTGATACCCCAGAAGCGAAGGTTGGCAAGTATTGTCGCTACTGTGCAGGTAAAGCCATCTGTGCCAAACGAGCAGAAACCAATCTTGAAGTCATTAAAGAGATTAAGAAACCTGCAGCAACTTTGACGGATGCCGAGATTGAACTATTTCTACCAAATCTTGATGAACTTATTCAATTTGCAGAAGACATCAAAGAGTTTGCTCTCAAGAAGGCGATGAATGGACATAAGTGGTCAAACTACAAGCTCGTCCAATCCAAAGGCTCAAGAAAGATTGCTGACGAGGATTCCGTGGTTAAGGTTTGTGAAGCATCAGGTATTGACCCATATGCTCCAAGAAAAGTAGCAGGCATCACGGAGCTCACAAAGCGTATAGGAAAAGATAAGCTCAACGAACTGATTGGACCATACATCACTATGCAATCGGGATCCATCGTATTAGTACCCAAGACTGACCCACGTGAAGAGGTCACCATTATTGAAGAAGGAGATAAATAAGCATGTTAAACATTATCGAAGGAAAAGAAAAAAGACCACTGAAAATTGTGATTTATGGTCCGGAGGGCATAGGGAAGTCAACATTTGCAAGTCAGTTCCCAGAACCCCTATTTATAGATACTGAGGGTGGCACATCCAACCTTAATATCAGAAGAATCAAATGTAATAAATCCTGGAACGAACTCATTTCAATCGTTAAGGAGATCAAAGTTAATCCAACTATATGTAAGACAGTTATTTTGGATACCGTGGATTGGGCAGAGTCTCTTTGTATCACTGCAGTCTGTGAAAAGTATCGAAAAAACAATATAGAAGACTTCAATTATGGAAAAGGGTATGTATATCTACTTAATGAATTTTCAAGTTTATTGACCTTATTAGATGAATTAATCGAAGTTGGCATCAATGTTGTGATTACTGCTCATGCGAAACCTAGAAAATTCGAACTACCTGAACAACAGGATATCTATGATAGATACGAAATGAAGCTCACAAGACAAGTAGCACCTTTATTAAAAGAATGGTGCGATGCCTTATTCTTTGTGAACTACAAGATTTATGTAGTCACGACTGAGAATAACTCCAAAAAAGCTCAAGGTGGAAAACGTGTTTTATATACCACACATAACCCTACCTATGACGCAAAAAACAGATTCAACTTGCCAGAAGAGTTAGAGCTCAACTTCGCATCGATCCAACACCTATTCGAAGATGTAAAACCCAGAAAAGATGTCGTGCGATTTCCTGACCCACGAGAAATCACAAGCGTAGCAGTTGTCGAAAAGCTGAACAAGATGATGGTGGAAGCAAGTATCACTGAAGCAGACCTTCAAAAGGTAGTTGCAGTTAAAGGACACTATCAAGAAACAGAACCCATTGCCAATTATTCGGACGATTTCATCACTAGATGGATCATCCCAAATTTTAAGAAGATCATCGAATCTATCAAAAATAATAAAGGAGAACAACAATAATGAATAATGAAAAAGATATGTTAATGGATTGGAATGACTCGATTGAAACTGATGGACAGGAGTATGTGTTATTGCCAGAGGGTGATTACAACTTTACTGTCACACACTTTGAACGAGGAAGATTTAGTGGTGGACCTAAAGTACCTGCATGCAATAAGGCGACCATTACCGTTCAAGTAGAAGCAAAAGAAGGTACGACATCAGTGAAGTTTGATTTGATTCTATACCGCACTCTTGAATGGCGTATTTCAGCTTTCTTTAGAAGTATCGGTCAAAAGAAACATGGCGAGAAGTTGACGATGGATTGGAATAAAGTGATTGGTTCAAAAGGTAGAGCACATTTCAAGCAACGCTCCTACACCAATCAAAATGGTGAAGAGAAATTTGTCAATGATCTCGACCGCTTCATCGATTACAACGAAGAAAACTTTCTTCCTGACGATCTCCCATTCTAAAGGAGGTCAATCATGGAACTAAGACCTTATCAAAACGAAGCTGTTCAAGCAATTAGAAACGAGTGGAAAGATGGCAGGCAAAAGACGCTATTAGTTCTCCCTACAGGAACCGGAAAGACAGTTGTATTTTCAAAGGTTGTTGAAGAAGAGACTCAAGATGGTAGTAAAGCCCTCATCCTGGCACATCGTGGTGAATTGCTCGATCAAGCGTCTGTTAAGTTAATGGAAACTAGTGGATTGGATTCAGCTTTGGAAAAGGCTGAGTCCAGCTCCATTGGTTCAAAGAAAAAAGTAACGGTTGCATCTGTTCAGACTTTATCGCAAGAAAAACGACTTACTAGTTTTTCAAAAGACTATTTCAAGACAATCGTTGTTGATGAAGCCCATCATACCATGAGCGATACCTATCAACGTATCCTTACCCATTTTGATGGTGCCAACATACTCGGTGTTACTGCAACTCCTGATCGCTCCGATCAGAAAAGTTTAGGGAAATTCTTCGATTCGAAAGCCTATGAATATTCCCTTCATCAAGCCATAAGAGAGGGTTATCTCTGCCCTGTAAAAGCACAGATGATACCACTCGAACTGGATATCAATAGCGTAACAGTATCGAATGGTGACTACGCTGTGGGTGAAATTGGTTCAGCATTAGAGCCATACTTAAATCAAATCGCACTTGAGATGCTGAAGTACTGTAAAGGTCGAAAAACGGTCGTTTTCTTACCGTTAGTGAAGACATCTCAAAGGTTCTGCGAACTGCTCAATTTACATGGAATTAAGGCAGCTGAAGTCAACGGCAATAGCAAAGACAGAGATGAAATCCTAGCCGACTTTGAAGCCGGTGAATACGATGTTTTGTGTAATTCGATGCTATTGGTAGAAGGATGGGATTCACCGAAAGTGGATTGCATTATTGTTTTAAGACCAACCAAAATCAGAAGTCTTTATCAACAAATGGTCGGTCGTGGCATGCGACTTGCACCGAACAAGAAGGAACTCCTCTTGCTAGATTTCCTATGGATGACTGAACGTCACGATTTGTGTAGACCATCAGCCCTCATATCCAAAGATGCTGACCTTGCTAAACGCATTGACCAGAAGATGATGGATAGAGAAAGTGGTATTGATTTACTCTCAGCTGAACTGGAAGCAGAAAACGATGCTATCAAGGAACGTGAAGACGCTCTTGCTAGAGAGCTCGCAGCTATGCGTAGAAAGCAACAAAAACTTGTCGATCCAATTCAATATGCATTTTCTATTGCTGCTGAAGACTTGGCAAATTATGAACCTTCATTCGCTTGGGAAATGGCACCTGCAACAGCAAGACAACTTGAATATCTAGAGCGTCATGGTATCTACCCTGACTCGGTATCGAACTGTGGATTGGCAAGCTTACTCATTGAAAAACTTAAGAACAGACAAATTGAAGGACTCGCAACACCAAAACAAATCCGTTTCTTGGAACGCTATGGTTTCATCCATGTAGGTATGTGGGCATTTGATGCAGCAAGCAAAATGATTACTCGCATCGCAGAAAATAGATGGATGTTACCAAGAGGTGTCAGTGCATCGAGCTATCAACCATAGGAGGACATCATATGCAAAGTAAAAACTTTGATGATCTTACCGGTAGAAGGTTTGGGAAATTAGTTGCTGTTAAAGTTGATAGTAAAACAAAATCAGGGAATTCAAAATGGTTATGTCAATGCGATTGTGGTAAAAAAACGGTTGTAGTGGGTTCAAAATTAAAAATATGTCATACAAAGAGTTGTGGGTGCTTAAAATTATCACAAAATGGATTATCACAAAATCGTATTTATAGAATTTGGAAAGGTATGATTGCTCGGTGTGAAAATTACCAAAATGATAACTATTTCTGGTATGGATTTAAAGGTATCTCAGTTTGTGAGGAATGGCATGATTTTCAAATATTCTATGAATGGGCCAATATAAGTGGTTATAGAAAAGGATTAACAATCGATAGAATTGACACAAATGATAACTATTATCCTGAAAATTGTAGATGGGTAAGCCAGAAGAAACAGTGTAACAATGTAAGTTCAAATCGTATTATCCAATACAAAAAAAGAAGTTTTACAGTTTCAGAATTTGCCGATTTCTTGGGATATAAGTATTGGACTGTTTGGAATCGACTCAAGTTAGGATGGACACCAGAAAAAATTGCTGCAATACCGGAGGCCAATTATGGAAGATAATATTTTATTAGCACTAGAACAAATAGATGCATCAAAAGTAACATATCAGGAATGGATAAACATAGGTTTCGCTCTCAAAGCCGAAGGATATGACTGTTCAGTGTGGGATAACTGGAGCAAGAATGATTCAAGATACAAAGACGGGGAATGTGAAAGAAAATGGAGGGGCTTTATTGGCTCCTCTCATCCCGTTTCTGGTGGAACAATTGTAAAGCTTGCAAAAGATGCAGGTTGGATTCCTCCGACAAGAATCAATGATGGATTGATAGAGTGGGATGACATTATCGAATACGATGGTGATGGTATGGTATATGAACCCAAGATCGATAAGAAACCAACAGAACAGCTCATCACCTATCTTGAAATACTCTTTAAAGAAGATGAATTCGTAGGATATGTGACGAATGATGTATGGCAAGACAGCAAGGGTAAATGGATGCCTGGTAAAGGACAATATGATCGCACAGTTAAGGAGTTGATCGAATTACTCAAAAAGCATCCAGATGATATTGGGGCTGTCATTGGTGATTGGAAGGATGAATGTGGTGCTTGGATAAGATTTAATCCAGTCGATGCAACAGGCGTAAAGAACGAAAATATCACAAGATATTCCTACGCATTGGTTGAATTCGACACGATCCCTATTCCAGAACAAGATGCCATATATCGTAAGTTTGAACTACCGATTGCTTGCTTAGTTCATAGTGCAGGTAAAAGCCTTCATGCGATCGTTAAGGTGGATGCAACGGATTACGAAGAATATCGAAAACGAGTGGAATACTTGTATGGTTTTCTTGAGAAAAAGGGTCTGAAAATCGATACAGCAAATCGAAATCCTTCAAGACTTTCAAGAATGCCAGGTGTCACAAGGAATGGAGTACTCCAAACCTTAGTTGATACAAATATTGGACGACTCAACTGGAATGAATGGGTTGATTTCACTGAAGGGATTAATGATCAATTACCGAGTTTTGAATTTATGGATGTTCCTTTAGCAAATCCACCAGCAGTACCGCCTGAACTGATAAAAGGCATCGTACGGGTGGGGCATAAAATGCTCATATCAGGTTCATCTAAAGCAGGTAAAAGTTTCCTATTGATGGAATTAGCAGTTGCTCTATCTGAGGGTATTAAATGGCTTGGTTTTCAGTGTAAGAAGTCAAAAGTACTCTATATTAATCTTGAAATTGATCGACCAAGCTTTATCAATCGTTTTATCGAAATCTATAAGGCCATGAAACTAAAACCTAAACATAGCCATGACATTGCTATTTGGAACCTTAGGGGTGAGGCGATGCCACTTGATAAACTTGTACCCATCCTAGTAAGAAGAATCAAGAATCAAGGCTTCGATGCTGTCATCATAGACCCTATCTATAAAGTCATTACAGGTGATGAAAATAATGCTTCTCAGATGGGTGCTTTTAGTAACCAATTCGACAAGATATGTAAAGAAGCAGGTGTTTCAGCGATTTATAGCCATCACCATTCCAAAGGAGCTCAAGGTTTCAAAAAGGCGATGGATAGGGCTTCAGGATCTGGTGTTTTTGCTCGTGATCCAGATGCACAGCTTGATATGATTCAACTTGAAACCACTGATGAGTTTATGGCTCAATATGCTGATGTTCAAACGGCAACAGCCTGGAGACTAGAGAGTAGCTTACGTGAGTTTTCGAATTTTAAGCCAGTGAACTTCTGGTTTGAATATCCACTCCACCGAGTTGATGATAAAGGAATTCTTGCTAAACACTATGCTGATGGAGATCCTAAAGCAAACCTAGAAAAAAGTGGCAAGAGAACTCAAACACCTGAATCTAGAAAAGACGAATTCGATGCTGCTTTTGCTAGTGAATCAGCAGGTAGTGGAAGTTGCACAATTGAAGACTTAATGAGCTACTTAGGCTTATCTGAACGCACTGTACGACAAAGATTAAGTGACTTTGACGATGAGTATGTATGTTCAAAAGGCAAGGTTATGAAGCTTCAAAAGTAGCTGCAACTTTATGCAGCAGAAAGGATAATTTCCCTATCTGCATAAAAATGCAACATATAGGGTGAAAAACCCTATCTGCAGAATGTTGCAGAAAGGCCTTATATATAGGTGTTGCAACAACACGCTGACGCATCGTTTGTAGGATAGGGCTTGAGAGCCTGCCCTATCCCAAACAAATGCATCATCGTCAGCACTTGCCTTTCTTCACTGAAAAAAATCAAAAAAAGGAGAAACCGATGAAAATATTCCTACTACTAGATCCGCCAACAATTACAGCTCAACAAAACAAGGTTGCTCTTGTTAACAATAAGCCTGCATTCTATAAACCAGAAAAATTGAAGCAAGCAAGAAAAGAACTAATCACACATTTGAAACCATTCAAACCTAGTGAACCATTGAAGGATGCGATTCAGCTTGATGTGATATGGAGATTCCCAAAAGGCAAAAGACATAAGCACTTCGAGTGGAGAGTAACAAAGCCAGATACGGATAACCTACAAAAGATGCTTAAAGACTGTATGACAGAGGTTGGTTTCTGGATTGATGATGCTCAAGTGGTTGTGGAGCATGTTGAAAAGATATGGTCAGATGATCCAACGGGTATCTCGATTGAAATCAATGTGCTCGAAAAGTTTAAGGAGGAAACCTGATGGATTTAAAAGAATACTTATGTCGTTACCATGTAACCGAAGAGAAAATTCTAAAGCTACAGCAAATAGTCGCAGAATACTTACGTCTTGCCAATACAATCCCAGGTGTAAACTTAGACCAAATTCGAGTGGATGGAACTAGAAGACTTGATGCACCATTTGAAAAGTGGATTCTAAAAGCACTTGATGACGAATTACTCATCGAAGAACTCAAAAAACAGCTTCCTCTCATCAAATGTGAAATCATATCCCTAATTGATGAGCTTGAGGACAAAGAATACAAGATGATTCTCATTCATAGGTATATTGATTGGCTCAGCTGGACTGAAATTTCTCAAAAACTATACTATTCATCATCAAAAATTCGTAGAATGCATGATAAAGCACTAGAAGAAATTTCAATTCTGTCGAAAGGCAAGGTTGAACAAGGCTGAGCAGGGTTGAACCATTGAGAAACTGTCAAGGGTGTGTTAAGATTATAATGTACAAAGGTGTAGCCACAAGGCAACAAATTATGGAATACTGGCTTTAAACCCAGCCTAGAAATAATGAGAATTCAGAAATGGATTCTTTTTTATTTTTGCAGAGATACTTGTAGTATTCCAACTGGTGAGTTATTACAATTTTTTATCTACAGTTGGAGTGATTAAATGAAAGGAAAAATGCTTGACCTATACGAAAAATGGGAGGCTTCAGGCCATCTTGATGACAAGCTCAAGTCGATATCAGAGATGGTATCCAAAAGAGCAACCCAAAGACAGGTCGCTGAATATCTAGGTATCACAGAAAAAACGATTATCAAATTGAGAAAAGTTCATCCCAAGTTGAACAACGCTTTTCAATATGGCGATGAAGAACTCAAACATAAGCTTCTCGATGCTGTGTATCGAAGAGCAATTGGCTTTGAATATGAAGAAACACAAACAGTGATTGAAGAAACCAAGACTGGAACTAAGAAGCGTATTACTAAGTTTAAGAAACAGTCGCTACCAGACATCGCTGCGATTAAGTACTTACTCGTTACGAAGTTTGGTATTGAGTATAACGAGAAGAAAGCAGAAATAGAGTTAATGGCCAAACGTTTAGAAAGTGGCGAGGAGGAATGGATCAATGAATATCGTGATGAAGAAAGTATCGGAACTGAAAGAGTACGAAAACAATCCAAGAAACAATGAAGCAGCGATCGATGCTGTCGCTAAGAGTATAGAGGAATTCGGATTTAAAGTTCCGATTGTAATTACAAAAGAAAATGTAATCATCGCAGGCCACACAAGGCTCAAAGCAAGCCTTAAACTAGGATTGGCCACTGTTCCTTGCATTGTTGCAGATGACCTCACAGAAGGGCAAATTAAAGCCTTTCGTTTGGCGGATAACAAGACTGCAGAACTTGCTTCATGGGATTTTACAAAACTTGAGAGTGAACTTGAATCGATCGAAATGGACATGTCAGTCTTTGGTTTTGAAGACCTAGAATCAAAAGTTCCAGATAACGCAACTGATGATGACTTTGACCCAAGTGAGGAACTCACTGAGACACCATACACAAAAAAGGATGACATCTATCTGCTTGGCAATCATAGAGTCATGTGTGGGGATGCAACCATAAAAGATAGCGTAGACAAGCTGATACAAGAAGAGAAAGTCGATCTCACGTTTACCGACCCTCCTTATAATGTGGATTACGAAGGCACAGCTGGAAAAATCATGAATGACAAGATGGAAGATAACACCTTCTATCTTTTTCTTTTTCAGGCATTTAAGAACATGATCGAACACACCAAACCAGGTGGAGCAATCTATGTATGCCATGCAGACACAGAAGGTATCAACTTTAGAACTGCATTCAAAAATGCTGGCTTCAAATTGGCTGAGTGCATTGTTTGGGTAAAAAATGCATTGGTGTTTGGAAGACAGGATTATCACTGGAGACATGAACCAATTCTTTATGGTTGGAAAGAGGGAGCAGCTCATTACTTTATTGATGACCGCACTCAAGATACCATTTGGGAATATAACAAACCAAGAAAGAATGAAGAACATCCTACCATGAAACCACTTGAACTATGTGGTAGAGCAATTGCTAACTCATCTAGAGTTGGTGAAATTGTTCTAGACTTGTTCGGTGGTTCTGGATCAACTTTAATCTCGTCCGATCAGCTTCAAAGAAAAGCACGATTGATGGAACTCGATGAAAGATTTGTCGATGTCATTGTCAAACGCTATATCAAATACAAAGGATCAAGTGATGATTGCTATCTGATCCGAAATGGCGAGAAGATACCCGTTGGTACTATCGAGGACTTTCAAAATTTATCACTATAGTGAGTATTTAGTGTCGAATTGACTTGATATAAAAGGCCTTTAGAGTGATATATATACATACCAAAAGGTAGAAAGAAGGTCACATAATGGACAAACAAATCAAGTTGTCAGAATGGATTCAAAGATTCAAGTCAGGTGAATTTGAAAAGCCTGATACAACAACCCAAATCAATGCAGGTTGGTTCGATTGGTTTTGTAGAGATACAAGCCTAGCAAACAAAACAAAGAAGATGGGAAATATCATCAAGCAAATCAAAGCTGGAGGAAAAGTAGATCTTGAGACAAGTTATGTGTGGTTCAAGAACAATTGCCCACTCAGTGGTCCACTCTACGATGATTTCAGAATTGCTGACATCGAAACCAATAACAACCTCATTGTTATACAAATCGACTGCTTCAGAAACGACACGAAATACACAGCCTTTGAAAGATTGGATGGCTTCGAAAAACCAGTGTTTCAAACAGACTCATCAAGAGAACTAGTCAAATGGCTGAACACAGGATGGACAAAGTAATGTTTCAAGAATTTAATGCCCATCCAAAAGGAATCAAAACGACCGACTGTGTGGTTAGAGCAATCAGCATAGCCTTGAAAAAAGACTACATGGAGTGCAGACGAGAGCTCAATCAAAAGAAGCGTGAATGGAATTTCACAAGTTACAAAGACACTGAGTTCTTATACAAGTATTTTGAAGGCAAGCCAAGATTGATATTCAAGGCAATCAAAGGTCAGCCGAGAATCAAAGGTTCAGATTTCACTCTTCTTCACCCAAATGGAACATTCATACTTAAGATGGCAGGTCATGTCGCAGTATGTAAAGACGGCATCATCCTAGATATTTGGGACTGCTCGTATCGAAGCGTCTATACCGCTTGGAAGATTGACGAGGAAACTAGCAATGAAAACTAACTTTATACGCAAGGCAACTAGTAGCGAACTGATACCTCAAGATGAATTTGTCATTGAAAAAGAAGTGGTTATCGATAAAGACCTATTTGAATGTTTTATCAAAGACCCACTAAACGATTACGATTTCATCAAAGAGAATCTTGAGCATATGTTTTGTGACAATCTTTCGGTGTTTCATTGCTTATTTGTCACATCGGATTCACATGATTTTGGAATCCTGGTTGAAAGTGAAGGATACCATTACGCTAGGTACACTGCTTATCTTCCAAAAGTAGCAATAAAATAACACATTCAAATTATGGCATAGAAGGGAGCTCATGGCTTCCCTTTTTCTTGCTAGAAAGAGGACAACATGAAAATCATAACAAGTGAATCCGTCTTTAGTGGACACCCAGATAAAATATGCGACCAAATCAGTGATTCGATACTTGATGCAATCTTAGAACAAGACCAAGCAGCAAGAGTAGCAGTTGAAACAGCCATCAAGGATGATTTAATCGTAATCTTTGGTGAGGTAACTACCACTGCAAGAGTCGAGTATTCAGAAATCGCAAAACTAGTACTTAAGGACATCGGCTATCAAGATGAGTTTTGTGTACTTGAAAAAATATCCAAGCAATCACCGGACATTGCTCTTGGTGTCAATGAAACTCTAGATCATCAACAAGGTGCAGGTGATCAGGGGATGATGTATGGCTTTGCTTGCAATGAAACTCCTGAGCTGATGCCTCTTCCAATTGTGGTAGCTCACGACATTGCTAAAGAAGTAGATACACTTCGTAAAACGAAGTACAATCACATCTTTGGTCCAGATGGTAAATGTCAGGTATCGGTTAGGTATTTAGATGGGAAACCATTCGCATACGATACTATCATCGTTTCTGCACAAACAAGACCGAATGCAAATCTACTCGTTGCTAAAGAAATCATCATCGAGGAAGTGCTCAAACCAATGATTGGTAAGGATCTAAGTGGCATCAATATTCTCATCAATCCTACTGGTGCATTCGTCATTGGTGGACCTTATGGAGACTCTGGTTTAACTGGTAGAAAAATTATCGTTGATACCTATGGTGGATACGCTAAACATGGTGGTGGAGCCTTTTCTGGCAAGGACGTAAGCAAGGTTGACCGCAGTGCGAGTTATTATGCCAGATACGCAGCAAAAGCCCTTGTGGCGGCAGAATTGGCCGACACGTGCGAAGTCTGTGTGTCCTATTCTATTGGAGTAGCAAACCCAGTCGCTATCTCGATTGATACTTTTGGTACTGGTAAATTATCCGATGAAGACTTACTTGAGTTGGTTAAGCAATACTTTAACTTCACACCAGGAAACATCCGGAAAGAACTAGAGTTTGAAAAGGTGAAGTTTCAAGAGTTAGCAGTCTACGGACATATGGGTCGTGAAGATTTACCAGTTCGTTGGGAACATGTAGAAGCGAAAGTAACAGAACTCAAACAAGCCTATGAAAAAGCCAAAGGTTCTACATAACTTCTACAAATCACCTGCATGGCTTGCAGCTCGTGAACTGAAGATAGTTTCAGTCAATAGTCTTTGTGAACGATGTGGACAGATTGGAATCGAAGTCCATCACAAGGAAAGACTAACAGTCGATAACGTAAATGACTCATCAGTCAGCCTCAATCAAGATAATTTGGAACTGCTTTGTAGAGAATGTCATAACCAAGAGCATGAACGTTTCAGTAATAAGATTAGATTTGATAAAGATGGCAACCTAATAAATCCAGAAAAACCTAATTAAAGTAAACATTGTTTGATATAATGTTTATAAAAGAAGGTGTAGTAATGGAAATAAGATTTAATGATATTCAATCGAGAATTGACAAGACAATTAACAGTAAAATCATAGCAATATCTAAAGCCTTACAAAAATCTAGTGCTGACGTTAGTACTATTACTTATAAGACTTGTACAAGAATCGATGATAAATCAACAATAAGCCTTCAATCAGATCTTGATCTCACAAGCTTAGACACTACAAAGGCTTATACTTATTTGATATTCGATGACAGTGGAATTTGTTTGTATGTTGGCAAATCTAAAAGTATAAAAACTAGGTTGACTGCTCATCTTATCAACAATCCAATGGTTGATGGAAAATACAAAACGAGCTCCAAGATAGAAGAATTATATGAGTATTTGGGTGAAGGTTGTAGCAAGAAGAGCGTAATAAAGTTAATCCTAATATCCGTTGAGCCAGCAAATATGTATGGAGCGTTAGAAGGACAATTGATTTATAAGTACAACAATATGCTTCCAAAGCAAGCAATTTGGAATCTACGAGAAGATTAATCCCCCCCACCTAATCATAAAAGAAAAGCTCAGGGTACCGCACAGGGGGGCAAACAATAAATGGAAGCCAAAAATTTTGAAATCTAGGAATGCGGAGGGGAATCCGTGAGTAAAAAATATAAAATAGAAACTGTAAAAACAGAAAAACTCCACTCGCATAATGTCACGTTAAGTGATGATTTTAGTATTTTTAGGTATAGACCAATTAATGATTATACAATAAGTGCGCTATTAAAAGATGAGCTTTGGGCTACTAGACCCGATTCTTTTAATGACCCATATGATAGTAGTTTCACCGTAAATAAGACTCAGTTAAGAGATAAACTTTTAGAAATTGTTGATGATGAGATCATTTTAAATTATGGACGGATAAATAACCTAAAACCTTTAAATCGTAAATATATTGCTTCAAAATGGATTGAAGATATGTACTATCAAAATATGGATAATCTAAAAAGATTATATTTGATTGCATGCTTTTCTGAAAGAATCGACAATGAAGCAATGTGGGCACACTATTCGAATAATGGCACTGGATTTGCAATAGAATATTATTATAATGATTTAGTTTTACTGAAAGATGAGTATAATAATTTTGTCAAGAATGTGTCAAGTGAATTTATCCAACACAATAATGAACTAAAGAATTTTTTCCCTACCATTAGTGATACTGATTTTAGCGTTTACAACTTATACCCAGTTATATATAGAGACACTAAGTACGATGGAACTGAGCTTCTGAATGATGTTATAGGGTTGTTACCTAAACTAATAGATCAACAAGAGTATACTTACTTAGATGTCCTAAAGCTTTATTTGGATTCAGGAATGAATATTTACGATAACAAGAAACAAAAAACCTTTATTGATTCAACTTACTTTTTAAAGAAGAGGTTGTGGAGATATGAGAAAGAATGGAGAATGCTTGTTCCCAATCTTTTAATTGATGTGACGAAAATCAACCAAGTTCATCAATACATTGGAAAAATCAGACCCAAAGCGATTTATTTGGGTGAATATGCTTCTTTAGCTACAAAAACTATAGTGTATAACTACTGTTACACAAAAGGGGTTCCTTTGTTTCAGATGAAATCTATAATTAGCAATTTAAAATATAACCTGCAGTCAATAGAGATATGCGAACAATCAATGAAAGATTTTTTGAATGGTAAATATTAAATCGAATTTAAGTCACTTAGTGACTTTTTTTCTTGCTAATTATCGTCTTTAGAGTGATATATATTACTAACCATAGGAGGTAATAAGCATGTTCAAAATTGGAGATAAAATTAGAATCATCGAAATGAAAGGTGAAGACCACTATAACGGTAGAGAGGGCATCATTGAGTATATCGATGGACTCGATCAACTGCATGGAACTTGGGGAGGATTAGCTGTCATTCCAGAACAAGATATCATTGAATTAATAAACGATGATGTACAAGCGAGGTGTTGAATATGTCAAAAATAAAAGATGTGAATATTGAGTACGAGCGACTTCGGTCGCTTTTTTCATCCGTTGATGAGTCGAAAACACAGCTAGTAGATAACTTACTAGAACAAGCTGCATTCATGAAAGTAGAGCTTTTTATTCTACAAGAACAGATTAGAAAGCATGGTGCAGTTCAAGTATCTAGCAAAGGTGCTCAACGACAGACGGAAGCAGCAAAGTACTACACCAAGCTAATTAATTCTTATGGGACAATCATCAAAACACTTAATTCGATTATGGGTAAGAACATCATTGATGGTGATGATGCTTTTGATGAGTTCCTAAAGAAAGCAAACACCTAATGAACTATTTAATAGAATACTATCAAAAGGTGATGTCAAATGAAATCTTGGTAGGTGAAGAATTAAAAACAATACTCAGACGATTAATGGATGACTTGGTTAATCCTCGCTTTGATTTCGATGAGAAACCAGGAAACCTACGAATCGATTTTATCGAAACCTTTTGCAAGCACACCAAGTCACCATTCAATGGACAACCCTTTATTTTAGAGCTTTGGGAAAAGGCACTGATTCAAACCGCCTATGGTTTTAAGATGAAAGATACAGGATTACGTAGGTTCAATGAAGTGATTTTACTTATCGCACGTAAAAATGGTAAAACAACATTCATTGCAGGTCTCGATTTAGCAGAATTCTTTCTTTCAAAAGGTGGAGTAGATATTGTATGTGCTTCAAATACAAGTGAGCAAGCCAATATCCTTTTTGAAGAAATCAATAACATGAGAGAACAATCCCCTGCTCTCTCCAATGAAAAACGTAGCAAAAAAAATATATTCTTCATCTATTCCCCTAAGACTAAGAATAAAATCAAGAAATTGTCTGCACAAAGTAGAAATAAAGATGGTTATAACATTGAGGTTGGTTGTATTGATGAAGTCCATGAAATGACAGATTCCAAAGTTTATGATGCTATCAAACAAAGCCAATCGACTAAGAAAGAACCACTAATTTTTATCATCACCACTGAAGGTACAACCGTCGGTGGTTTTCTAGATACCAAACTGGACTATTGTCGGAAGATGCTCAAAAACGAAATCAGTGATGATCGAGTACTTCCCTGGCTTTATACACAAGACTCAACGAATGAAATTTATGAAAATCCTGAGACTTGGAAAAAATCAAACCCGAGTCTTGGTGTAGTTAAGACAATGGCATATCTTGATGATGTGATGAATAAATCAAAAAATGACCACTCAACGAGAGTGACCATGTTATGTAAGGATTTTAATATCAAGCAAGTCGATCAAGGAGCATGGCTCACATTTGCTGACTTAAATAACGAAATGACCTATTCAATAGACTCTTTGAGAGGGAGCTATGCCATCGGAGGAGTTGATTTATCCTCTACAACAGACTTAACTTCAAGCATCTTGCTTATTCAAAAGAATGATGGTAAGAAGTATGTTATTCCACATTTCTTTATGCCATCAGAAGTACTTAAGAAACGAATGGAAGAAGACAATGTCCCTTATGATATTTGGCTAAAAAGAGGACTAATCACGCTGACAGATGGAAACCAGAATGATTTTTCACTGGTGACAAAATGGTTTATCAAGATGATTCAACAATACGAAATCAGACCTCTGTGGGTTGGGTTTGACCCCTGGAACTCACAGTATTGGATAAAAGAAATGGAAGATCAAGGTTTCAATATGGAAAAGGTAAGGCAAGGTGTCTATTCTCTTTCTGAACCAATGAAGCAGCTTGAAGCCGATCTTAAAAACAAAATAGTCAATTACGATAACAACCCAATATTAAAGTGGTGCTTATCGAACACCCAAGCGAAAGTAGATCTAAATGGTAACATTCAACCATCGAAACTCAATTCACGATTTAAACGCATAGATGGAACGGTTGCACTGATTATCGCTTATGCAGTTCTCAATCGTTACAAGATTGATTATGAAAACATGATGACATAAAAGGAGTGATTAATTTGGGCATATTTACTAGAAAGAAAAAAGAAGGTTCATCAAACACCTTCCAATTATTAAATCAAAACAATACCTTTTTCACTCCTTTTGGTAATAACATATCAAAGAGTGATGTGGTCAAGATTTGTATTGATAGGGTTGCGAGCCAGTGTGCTAAACTCAAACCTAGATATATCAAAACTGAAGCTGATAAGACAGTGACTGAAAAACAAGGTCGACTGTCTTTTCTTTTAAAGCACAAGCCTAATCCTTTGATGACACCTTATGATTTCATCTATAAAGTAATTACCTTATTGCTCTTTAATGATAATGCATTTGTGTATCCGATGTTTGATTCAGTGAATGGAGGACTCAAAGCACTCTATCCACTCCGACCAATTATGGTAGAAGCTGTGATAGATAATGTTGATGGATATTACTTAAAGTTCTACTTTGAAGATGGTCAACAATTTACACTTCCCTATGAAAATGTAATTCATTTAAGGAAGTACTTTGCTTCGAATGATATCTTTGGTGGAAATGGATCATCGGGAGATCATGAAGCCATCTTAAAGACTATATCGATTAATGAAAACCTGCTTCAAGGTATCGACAATGCAGTCCGATCATCGATGCAGATTAAAGGTATTATCAAGATGAATGGGATGCTTTCAGAAGCTGATAAGAAAAAACAAAGAGAGCTCTTTGATTTAGCACTCAACGATTCTATCAGTACTAAAGGAAGCTCCATCATCCCCATTGATTTAAAGTCTGAATATGTACCTTTAACAGTAGATCCTAAGTTGATCGACAAAGAAACACTCGAATTCTTACAATCCAAGATACTTGATTATTTTGGCGTATCAGCACCTATCTTTGCTAACAAATATAGTGAAGAAGATTTCAACTCGTTTTATGAGTCAACCATTGAGCCTCTAGCCATACAGCTATCAGAGGCTTTTTCTTTGGGATTACTCACCGAAAATGAGTTAACACGTGGTGAAGAGATTATTTTCTACAGTGAACGATTGCAGTATGCAAGCTGGAATACAAAAGTGAGTGCCATCGAAAAACTGATGAGC